TTCCTCCCCCCCCCTCCCGCGGCTGGCCAAGCCACCAGTCCTGCTTGTCCGTGGTCTTGTTCTTCTGCCACTTCATTTCCACATACAGCCCGTGTTTTCCGTTTCTGGGTACTGGCAAGCATAAGTCCGGCACCCCAGCTTTCACGCCCTGCCGTTTGAGGTTGGCGGCTTCCAGTTGGTTTCTGCTGCCGCCGTTTGGGATATGGTGCAGCAGTGCCAGTTCTGGGAAGTCTTTTGCGTAGAACGTCGCCCAGTTTATAACTCTTTCCTGTTCTGTG